AGACCTAGAATAGGTAATAAATGAGCCTATATATTTATGTTAAGGATGAAAAACTGCGTTCTATGATGCGCGAACATCTATCAAATCGTCGTATCACTGATTCCGGATGTGACCTAATGTGTCCCGAATGGGTGAATGATAAACAGTATGGTGCAGAAATGCGACTTGGTGTTCACTGTGCGGCCCAGACTGAAGCAGCTTATCCAGCACCTTACCTACTTCTCGCTCGTTCATCTACAAGCCTAACACCTCTACGTATGTCTAATCAGATCGGTCTTGCAGATATGGGATATCGCGGTGAACTAATTGCGCGTGTTGACGTTATGCACGGTGATACGTATAATGTAACTCAGGGCACTCGTCTATTTCAAATTGTACAGCACAATTGGATGCCTTGGAAGAATGTAGTTCTTGTCGATTCACTCGACCAGCTACCTGCTCCGCCTGATAATCGTGGCTCAGGTGGGTTTGGCTCTACGGGAACTTAAGAAAACGGATGATAATTAAGATTTTAACTTAGAGATCAAAAAGTTACCATGGATACTTCTCGCATCACTCGCTTTGGCGACAACGAGAAGAAGATGGTTCAAGCCGGCATTGATGCCGTAACCGGTGCCGAGATGTGGGACTGGATGAAGATCTATGAGCCAGAGGAGAGCAAGGGATTTATGTTCTCAGATCACCCAAATTTGGATAAAATTAATAGTCGGATGCACAAGCTGTACGACGGTCATTCAGGATCATCGTACGGCTGGACAATGCGCCAGCTAGAGTATATTGCAAAGAATGGATTTGACGCGTATGTCGACATGATGAATGGCGGGCCTAGACCATCGCGTGCAGCGACTCCAGTGCCCGAGGTGCCTGTTGTGGAAATCCCAGATGGACCCCCGGGTCATAACCGTGCGAATACAGGAGGTGCAATGCCTCGTAATCTGTGCATGTGCCGTGATCGGCAGGGATTATCCGAAGGATGGTGCGGCGTTGCTAGTGGGGGAGTTCCTGCTTGCGAGCATTGATAAACTAGGCATTTAAACATTTTTTAACTATATAAAGTACGCCTTCTTAGCTCAGTTGGTAGAGCACCAGCTTTGTAAGCTGTAGGTCCTGGGTTCAATTCCCAGAGGAGGCACATAGATCATATCAAACGATATGTCTATATGTCTTCAATTAAAAGGTCGAATATCGTGATTTGTTAGTTCTCTTTCGTTTCGTAATACATTACGAAATATATCATCGCATTCTAAATTTGAAGCGCGTGCTGCACCCGATGGTTCGGGACCACATATATCGCATAATGTGTTATATCTTTTCATAATAGTTCGAGCTTCATCCGAATCATAATCGGAAAACCAATGATTATCAGTCCAATATTTTTTTATATTAGATAACTTTGATACATGATTAATATTAATGTCTGTATGTCTTATATCAAAGTGACCAGCAACAGTTTCCCAAAAATAGTATTTATTGAAACCAGTATCTCCTGTAAATAAATATCCTTCTCCATTTGCCATTTCATCATTTTTTGCTGTAAAATAAACCCGTGTTGGTGGCGATTCTGTCCAAGTATTTGAATTTAAATATTCAATCAGTTCCGGAGAAGACACAAAATCGGCATCCCATTTAAATTTCCAAAGATGACTTGCATGTGAAAAACACCAAGTATAATAGTGTGGAATACTGTGTTCCGATGAGGCGTCTGTAACTAATGTTTCATAACCAGCGCGTGAAATTGGTACAGAGTATTCAATAATTTTTAAAGGAAGTTCTTCTTTTAATGATTCAACAATTTCACGCGATCGATCTGTACAAAGATGTAAAATTACAATAATCTCGTGAGGAATCGTAAGATCCTTAAGAGACCGCAATGATGCTTCTAATGTTTCTTCTTCGTTTCGAGCACGAACTATAAATGAAATACCATCCATTATTTTTATACTATTTTGATAATTAAAGCTTTAAACGATTAGCTATACTAAATCACGAATCAGAACAAGTGAAATTGTGTCGTGTATAATTGCGCCCCAGTATGCAGAATACCAGCTTGTTTTGAAACCAAAAATCATAATTAAAATAACTACAATTGAACGCAAGAAGGTGTTTAAGAGAGCGTTCGACGTCGGGAAGAACCACAGGTCCATTTATCTTCTCAAAATTTTTTCTTGCTGAATATCATAAACATAAAATGGGTGGTGGTTTAATGCAGCTCGTTTCATATGGTGCGCAGGATATTTACATCAGTGGTAATCCGCAGATCACGTTCTGGAAGATCCTATACAAGCGTCACACGAACTTCGCCGTAGAGTCTATTGAGGTGACGTTCAACGGTCAGGCCGACTTCAACAAGCGTGTAACGGCTGTCATCAACCGTAACGCTGATCTAATGTACAAGACATACGTACAGGTCGTTCTCCCGCAGATTCAGCTAGCGACCAGCGGTAGCACGCTTGGTTACACCGGCCCGACTCAGGGCTTCCGCTGGCTCAATTACATTGGTCACCGCCTCCTCAAGCAGGTTGAGCTCGAGATTGGTGGCCAGCGCATTGATCGCCAGTACGGTGACTGGATGCAGATCTGGACCCAGCTCACGACAGAGGCTGGCCAGGTCCGTGCCCTTGAGTCGATCATCGGTAACACGCACGACCTAGTTCTCATGAAGCGTGCCAACGGCCTAGCTCTCGATGCGACCTGCTCTGCCTCGGAGACGACTATCTCCTGCGTATCCCGCAGTGGAACTCCGGCGAAGACGCTCTACATCCCGCTCCAGTTCTGGTTCTGCCGCAATCCGGGTCTTGCTATCCCGCTCATCGCTCTCCAGTACCACGAGGTCCGCATCAATGTGGACTTCGAGACCTGGCAGAACTGCCAGTATGCCGAGACTGCAGTTGGTGCCTCTGTAGCTGCTCCGGCCCAGTCCCTCGCCGCTGCCTCTCTCTATGTTGACTATGTCTACCTAGACACGGAGGAGCGTCGCCGCTTTGCCCAGCAGTCCCACGAGTACCTCATCGAGCAGGTACAGTACACGGGTGCTGAGTCAATCACGAGCTCAAGCAACAAGCTACAGCTCAACTTCAATCACCCGGTTAAGGAGCTCCAGTGGGTCGTACAGCGCGACTCGTTCGTCGACTGCTCCAATCCGGGCTGGGTTGCGTCAGTTGGCGGCCCGCAGCCGTTCAATTATTCTGATGACTTCAGCACGGACGGTATCATCATGTCTCTCCTCTCCCAGGCTAGCAGCAGTGGTACAACTACATCGCCCAGCGTTGCTACAGCTCTTCTCGGCCAGGGTGCTACGCAGGCTTCCAGTCTTCTTGGTGCCGAACTAACTGACGTTGCCGGTACATCAGAGTTTGAGTCTGGTGTCAACTACCTCCTCGCGAAGGTTGTTCTTGACTCTGGTATTCGCTGCGAGGGTAAGAACCCGGTTGAGGTTGCCAAGCTCCAGCTCAACGGCCAGGACCGCTTCACGGAGCGCGAGGGTGCCTACTTCGACAAGGTGCAGCCGTTCCAGCACCACTCCCGTACGCCGTCTACGGGTATCAACATCTACAGCTTCGCTCTCCGCCCGGAGGAGCACCAGCCGTCTGGCACGTGTAACTTCTCCCGTATCGATAAGGCCACGCTCCAGCTTACGGTGTCCCTCAACACGGTTACGGGTGCGCGCACGGCCCAGGTCCGCGTCTACGCGCTCAACTACAACGTGCTCCGCGTCATGAGCGGCATGGGTGGCCTCGCGTACAGCAACTAGAGTGGTTGCTGGCTAATTCTACCAATAATAAATACAACAAAACTACAAATTTGCGTGGAGATCCATATAAATTTGTTGTTGATGTTAGAAAATGGCATTCTCAGGTATTACATACCGCACTGCAAGCAACTGGAATAGTGTTATCCCTGTAACCTCGGTCCCAATTAAATATTTGGAAATAGGAACATTCTACGGGGCTAATCTTTTTTCAGTGGGCAATTCATATGCGTCTCATCCAGAAAGTCGTATGTATTGTATTGATCCGTGGATCGACTACAGTGACTATCATGAATATGGAGGGCAGCAACAATCTATATACGAGACATTTGTAAAAAATCTAGATTCATCGGGACAGAAGGATAAGATAACAGTTTCTAGAGGATTCTCTCATATTGAGATTCCAAAGTTCGAAGACAACTTTTTTGATATTGTTTATATTGATGGAAATCATGAACCGGAGTATGTTGCCGAGGATGCGGTCCTTGCATTTCGCAAGCTTAAGTCCGGCGGCTGGATGATATTTGATGACTATGGTTGGCATGGGCCCGATATGACACAGCGTGGTATTGATGGATTTCGATCTGCATATCATAAGCGGATATCCCCATTGCAACCTATTGTCGAGACACAAGTATTCGTACAGAAACTATAATGCAAATGTGTGGTTTAATATCGGAATATCATTTGTATATCTAAAAATAAATGTTATCAACTTTGAAAAAAATTAATTCGGATATAATGCAATCTAGGGTTAATCCAATTGCTACTCCAATTGTTAACCCCATAGTTAAACCTAGACTTACCAATACATTACAAATAGTAACTGAAAAGACAAGCGAAGAACCTCCTATATTTCCGAATATAATAAGGCCATATCCGGCTTTTCCGAGATCTCTGTGCGATTATTCCACTCTGGAGTATATAGATGTAAAAACTCTCATTGATCCAGAAATTAATTTATATTATTTTAATTCAGCAATTTGTAAATATAAAAAACAATATCGGTTTTTTTATAGATGTAGTAAAAACCCAAAATCCGTCAGTGATCGAATTGCAACTTGTCTGTTAACCACTGATTTGAAAGTAGTTCCGAACACAAATAAATATATAGATGTATTTTCTGACTGGCATGAAAGTTATAAATCGGGGCATATGGATAAACCAAGAGAAATATTATACACATATTATGGTGAAGATAATAAATCGTATGTAACAAAAAGTTACGTATATAAAAAAAATGAGCACGTTGAAGATCCACGCGTAGTTCAATTTAATAATAGTTGGTTTTTAACTTATACAGATGGTCTAGCAGTTGGTGTTGCTAAATTGGATTTGGATACATGTGAAGTTATATATTCTCATTTTTTAAAGTCTCCTCCCAAAAGGTTTATTCCTAAAACTAATGACGGACGAGAAAAAAATTGGATTATGTGTGTAGATGGGGATAGACTTTTTGCATTATACTCCGATACTCCTAGAACATTTATCGAATACGATGATACGGGAACTAGCCTTGAAACTATAGATGTTGTTAGTGAAGGCTATAACACAACATGGCCTTATGGTGATATTCGCGGAGGTTGTCCTCCTATTGAATATGATGATGAAACTCTAATTTGGTTTTTTCATTCTTTAAAACGAATGAACACAACAATTGGAAATGATTCGGGTGTTTACTTTATTGGAGCATATTTAACAACAAAGTCATATCCATTCCAAGTAGTTAACATAATAACACATCCAGTTTTGATGGGTGTACCTTCATTTGTCTCTGAAACTTTATATTTGCAAGATAATGTAGTATATCCTTGCGGAGCAATAACACTCGATTCTCAAACTTTTTTAATAAGCATGGGAATCAATGATTATAGAATAGCTCATTTACGAGTTAAAAAAAATATGTTAATTTGGAAGACTAAAATATACGATATGTTGGAACTTTAAATGAATAATTTAAGTTAATACGTTTCTCCGATATACCTTCCATTCTCCGTTATGACTATATGTTTCACTATATCCTTTTGAAACAAGTAATCTTTGAGCTTTTTGAGTTGTAGGCCAGTTGGTATCATCAAAAATCCAATAACCACCCTCTCTCACTTTATTCCAATAGAGTTCTACTTCCTCACACGTAATTTCTTCACTATGATTACTATCCTGGTGAAGAATGTCTATAGAGTTATCACTAAACCGACTAATACAATTTCTACTGGTGTCTTTCCAAAGTTTTACTATATCATCGACATTGTTTTCTACCATAATATACTTAGTATATTTAAGCATTTGTTCATAATTAATCTTAGACCACCAATCAGCATTGGCTTTATCATTTGTTCCTTCAACAGAGGCCTGTGTAGACCACGCGTCAATTCCAATTACCTCTGATTTAGGATTGATGTTCTTTGACATAAGTGCAATAGGTAGAAGACTTTTTCCGCCAAATACACCAAGTTCTACACTAAGGGATGGTTTACATTCCCAAACAATTTCCATTAGCTTATCTGCCTTCTCAACTGTGCACCATCCCTCGATACTTGTGTAATTTGATGGGAGCATTATTTTTTATTAATAATATTAGTATTTTCAAAATTTAACACATCCGAAGAGTGAATTAATCTCTAGAAATAATCGTGACACCGTCAAAGTAAAGTTGATCTCCAGAACAATACCCTGTCCATATATTTGGCATTGTTATATATCTATTTTGGTTGAGCCATGCACCCCACCAGCTTAATGTACTATTTGCACAAATAGCTCCTTTACCACACTGA